GCCAGACAGATTGCAAAGAAGAGCAGAACAAGGCTGCATAACCATTCGGTTGCCCTGCCCTGCTCCATGATGTTGAGACGGAGTGTGTTCATACCTAAACCCCTTTGATCTCAAAATCAGCTTTAGCGGACCCGCCCCACAGCGATCCATCAGCAAGTGTTATTGTAAAAGTTGTGGTTGTCGTGCTTACGCGGTACCCCCGCATATCGAACAAGCTTTGCAGTAAGGACACATAAAAGTTTGCGGGTGCAGGAACCGGAAAACCCAAGTCAACCAGATTGAAAGTATTTGTTTGATTTGGTAGAGAAAGCCTGACCGTGCGAGACATCCGCATTGCTGCCTCATTAACCGGCTCAGGTATTACTTGACCAAATCCGGCGGTAGCCCAATCAACATAATAGATTAGTGAGGCTCCGACGGAAACTTGTATTCCTATCGCAGCTAGATCGACGGATGTACCTGCTGAGAGAGCCCTGTTCTTAGTAGTGTCGTAGAGCACAACTCGCAGCGTCTGCCATCCCTTTCCTTCGTGGTAAAGGGAATAAGCGCTAGCCCCAAAAGTAAACGCAACACGAACCCTGTCAGGAGTTTTGCAGTAAATACGTACCGCAGCAGCAAAAGACTCTCTGGCGAAGATTTTGGAGAATACTGCGGGTATTCTGTGCGTTAGAGTACCGCCTGAAGTGCTTACCTTTGCGTACCCCGCTCCCGGCCCATCAACCTCAAGTCCGTCTGAAACCACGGGAGTAGCACCAGACCACCCCGGAACCCCCACAATCCCGTAAGGGGTATGAAGAAGCGGATTAGATATCAAGTTTTGAGTTCTGGCCGCATTAAATCCAATGTGCATGTCAGTATCCAGAGACCCAGCACTTATGCGCTTTCGTCCGGGAAATGCTGTATCTGTCTTTATACGCTTATTTCTGATCATTGCGTCCGTAAAACGCCAGCATTCTATAGTTCTGCCAGCATCGGTGTGACACATTCCGAGCCATTCTTCTGTACCGATCTTCGTGAACTCTACATAACTCGCTTCCCCCGAACCCAAATACGAGGACATCACCACACCAGCAACATTGAGAGGCGCAACTGACGCCGCAGACGTTTCAGTCGCGAGTATTGCGACACCCGGCCTACCGTTTAGATAACGAACCCCCGTGAAGTAGAGGCCACCGCTCATGAATTCCAGGCCCTTAGCGTGGGAACTCCCTTCAAAAATTGTTGCGGGCGCTGTCCAAGGACCGCTTATTGAATCAGCGTCCATTCGCCGGATAGACTTCCCGCTTCCGCTCTCATGTCTGATCTGAATGAAGTAACCTCCTTCGGGGCGAGGACGAAGAATAGGTTCAGAATAGGCGAAATTCTGGGCGACGAGGAACGGCACCCCGACGACGCTCCATGATGTCAGGTCAGCTAGTGGTGCCCCTAGCACGTAATATTCAAAGTCTGGGCCGGAGTCGCCAGTCCATCCGCCTGTGTAAGAGGCCATGTAAACCATATCGTCAACGACAATCGGCTTCCCGTAAACAAGCATACCTGAAAAGTCCAGCATGATCGACGGTGCAGACCAGTTGAGATGCCTGTAGGTTTCGTCAAATGTTCCAACCATTGCATAGGATTCGTACTGTGTGCGTACATCACCTGCTTCGAAGTTGATTGCAAAGAAGGTCAGCAGCACTCGCCCGTCAGGCAGCAGCAACAGATTGGGGTCGCGGAAATCGTTGGGCGATGCTACCCCGCCACGGCCAATGTTCGGAAACATTTCCTGTGAGGCAATCGTGAACGGCTCTCCCGCAGATGTAGCATCATCCGTGACATAAACCCCGCGAATAATTCCATCGTCTTGGTGGTTTAGCCCGCGGCGATATACAACCAGATTGATGTTCCCAAGCCCAATATTATTGAGATATTTCACCCGTGCAATGCTGCCGAATGCGCAGTGATAACCTGGCTCACGCGCAATAATATTGGGCTTGAACTCCGATACCGAGGAATATGCCTGTTCGGTGAACGCCTCCGCACTGGCTGCTGCCGCTTCTGCGGCAACCACATCAATTCCCGTCGCCTCGCGGTCCAGTGCCGTTTGCGCTGCATTGCTAGCAGCAGAAGCCGCAGCAATATCACCGATTGAGCCGATGCGCTCCCAGGCACCACTTGCGACCCGCCAAGCATATGACCCGGCGTTCTCAACCGTTCCGCCAACGACTGGGTCAGTATGCGTACCAGTGTCGCCATCAGATACCGCCGCAGGCTGGCCATCTCTTGCGCCCGTTACGTCGGACAGATTATCCCATGTCTTTTCAAGAATGGTGATGCCCGCCAAAGCAATTGCATCGTTTATGGCACCCTCAAGACCGCCTTTGGTTGCAGTTTTCGGATCGGTGCCAGATGTAGGCAATGTGAAAGCCATTGTGTAAATCCTTATGCGTCTGTTGTGGCTGAAACGCTGGCGGTAAATGCCGATGCGCTGGCGTATTCGCCCCGTGAGCGGGCGAAGTAATAGCGGGTGACGGACGTGCCTAAGCTACCCTCGTTAATGCTCACGATTGTATTCTGGCTGGTGTAGATGGCCGTGCCGATCAGGCTGGCCGCGCCGCTGTCGTCTGTATCGCTTCCGTAGATTTCGATAGCGCGGAAGTCGGGATCGTTTGGTGTGCGGAAGCTGACCGTGATTTCGCCAGCCCCGCCAACCGCTGCGCCTTCAATCGGGATATCAATTTCGATATCGACAACGGGCTTCACGTCCTCAATCTCGACCCAATCGGAGTTCCCGTTAGGCCCGACAGCGCGGACGCGGATATCGTAGAACAGGTCCGGCGATCCTGAGAGGTGACCGAACACCTTGCCTGACCCGTCGCGCACGTCGTGGCCGATCACGCCGCCTGTCTCGTACTTGCCGAGAATTTCACCAATCCCAGCGTTTGACTTATATTCCCACTCGTAGCCAGTGACGCCAGACGTGGAAGGATCGAACGCAAAGCGGATGCGAGGGATAATGGTGCCGCCCGTGTTCAGGTTCACCGCGTCGCCCGTTGTGACGCTCAACGCGCCGGGGTCTGCCGTGCCTGTGCGCTCGTCGTCGTATTCCTCGTCAAAGACTTCTTCTTCGTCGTCGGCAGGCACCCAATCGTAGATAGCCGCGTCATGCTTGACCAAAGATGCAGGCAGGCGCATCGCGACCTCCCCGCTTTCGCCAATCGGGTCTAGGCCGGGGTGGATGCCCTCAATCTCGTACACGCCGTCAAGCGCGTCATATGGCGATGGCAGCGCAATGGTGACCGTTGCCCCGCCCACAAGGTTAAACGCCTCTGGTGGCAGCGTGCCGCCCTGTATGCGCTCCTGTCGGCGCTGGCGTAGTCCGGTGATTTTGCGCACCCGCATTGCCTGCGTTGGTGAAGGGCAGAACGGCAGATCGACTGTCTTGACCGCAGGCACCCCGCCATCAGCAGCCAGAGCGCCTGGAATATCCCACGGGGTCAGATCCGCAGTCTCGTAGCCACGCGCCGCAGATAGGTAGCTAACGCGCAGTTCGTTAACCAGTTCAGCCCCCGGAAGCATGTCGGGGAACTCGAAGCCCTCGCCTAGAAGGTAGGTCAGCGTTTCGGTAGGCTGACGATAGACGCCCGCCGCATAGCCCAGCTTCCCGCCAACGCGGATAAAGTCAGCCGCGCCGCTAATCATCATCGGGTTGAGCTGATCCTCAATCTCGCCTTCGTTGAATACGAGTGTGCCGCCGCAGATATAGCGCTTTTCGCTGCCGCCGGAGTTTAGCGTCACCACTTGGTCACAGGCGCTTGGCCCGTCCGCGTCAAAGCTGCTGTGAAGCTGTTCTGCGCGGTAGCCTCGGATCGGGTTATTCATCAGCGCGTCACGAACGCAAAGCGCGTGGTTCTCGCTCCATGCAGTAGCGCCCGTGCGCGGGTCTTCGACCAGTGACCAACGCCCCTCAACCTCGACCAAAGGCGGCGTAGAAGGCCAGCGCTCCTGCCGCTTGCCGCTGTCGCCCGCGTCCAGCTTGAGCCAGATCATCGTGCGGCCCTTCCAAGCGTCGGTAGTCTTCCACAGGTGATCTGCCGAACCCTCGACGTAGGCCGCGTCGTCGGTGAACTCGGTAGGCGGTGCCGTGTGGTCGCCTCGGCTCACCCAGACGGTGACGTGGCCGCTAAACGGGTCTTCCGTGGCAGTCGCGCCGGGGCCGTCCAGATCGAACGCATCGCCGGTCAGGACCACTTCGCGCTTATCAAGGTACAGCGTGAAGGTTGATAGGTCGGATGGCCGCGAGCTAAGAAGCCACGCGCCGTAGATTTTCTTGCCCTTCACGGGTGTCCCAACTGGTGTGCCTGTAGCGCGGCACTCCACATA